GCCTTTACGCCGCCAAGTGCCGACGCTTTCTCTTCCGCCACTTCTTTTGCCAACAATTTCTCGTGTTCATCGACCGTATGTTGCCAACTGGTCATCATTGGCGGCATTTCCATGCTGGCAAAACTGGGTTTTCGAGGTGTGATGCGACTTGGATCAATTCCGACCTTTTGTTGAATGGAAATCTCGAAAATTGCAAGTTTTGTCTGCAATGCAGCTTTCTCACCTCGAACATCAGCGATGATATTCTGATATTCCTGAATTCTTGCTTCTAAATCCTGTCGGACACGAAGTAAGTCTTCTTCAAGCCGAGAAACCAGCGCAGAATAGAACAAATCGTCCCACGCCTGTCTGAGTTTTTCTGAAAATCGCATTGCGTCTCCTATTGCGGAACTTTTCCCATCCAAACTGGTTGTTCGGGCGGTCGGAAGCACACAGTTTTGTTTTTTGCCTCTGCGTCCTTCTTCATTTTGTAGAAGTGTGCTGCAAATGGATCGGTTTTCGCTAATTCGAGAGCCTGATCACGTACGGTGTCGGCCTCAGGCTTCTTTCTTGTGCCTAACTGACCATAAACACCTAAACGGAAGCCGTCATAGCAGTCATCGCCCTTCGCATTTACTTTTAGAACGTCGTCCATGCATTTTGGATCGCGCATCAACGACGGAATCGACAAAATAATGTCTTTGCACGAGTCGAGGACGACTAATTCGCCGTTCTTGATCATGTTGTACATCAAAGATGCCGAACCGATGCGATCCATAGTGCCACGAGTCACTGGCGGTAACCCGAAGTCACGTAAAACTCTTGAGTATTCGTCCGCAGGCGTACGTGCTTCCATCACACGAGAGAATTTTTCGTGCGAGAAGTAAATCGCCTTGACTTTTACTTGCTTTCCGTTCGGCAACCGTGCTCTGCTTGCCAGAATGGACGCTAATTCCTTCATCGTCTTGCCGCCAGTCGTTACGACCTCAGCAAAACACACCGTTTTGAGTCTGTAATCTGCTTTTGTACTCGACCAACGCACTAGCGCCTTCGTAAAGAAGTACGCAGCGTTGGCGTGGCCCATGCCCCAGTCTTGTCCCACCCATACATCTTGGTGATCCTGCCAAATAATGGCGTCTGGGTCTTCACGCAGATTGATAACGTGATACCACGGGTCCCAACAATCGAAGTATTGTCCTTCGACAAGTCCGTCAAGTCCGTACAGCATCTTGTCGCGCTTGGCTTTTGGCAAACTCATCAAGCGTGTGAGAATAGCGGGATCGCGTTTCAGCAGTGCGGCGTTGTCCAACACCGTAGAGCGCTGGCTGGCATAACCCTTCGGGTCATAAATGCATCGCCACTCGCCGCCTTCGGGAATCCACCACGTACCATCTATGTCTTTCTTGGCTTCTTCAGGCTTCATCCATGGTTCCTTCTCTACGAAGATGGTGCGGTAGTATTCGTAGAAGGGACCCAGCGGGTTTGTGCAACCCACGATACAAGGAATTGGGAAGTTGCCGAGTTCATCTGGTTGGCAACTGGCGTTGATTGTGTTTCTGGAGTACAACATCATCCATGCGTCTTGTGAGAACTGTCCTGCCTCATCAACCAAGATGGCTGGGTATGCTTGTCCTAAGTACTGCTCAATGTCTCGATCTTTGTTGTTCTGACAGTGACCGAAGACTACACGGGAACCGTTGGTCAACGTTGCAACGTGCTTAGTCTGGTCGTAGTCGTACAGTTCCGCTGGCATAAACGTCTTGAAATCTGCGATAGCGCCCGACTCCAACTCTTTGAACGTTCGGCGTAGAACTAGAATGTCGCAACGGCTGAACGCCATGCAATAATTCTGAACGAAGTACATTAGCCATCCGCAGGTTTTTCCTGAACGGATACCACCCACGCTGAGGCACTGAGTTGCCGCAGGTTGAACGTACACCTTTGTCATGCCTGAGTGGAGTTCATCCCCATGACGTGATACGTTCCTCAGCAGTTCTGTCTGCTTCGGCTGAAACTGAAAGACTTTGTTGAAATCTATCGTGCCGTCTGCAGAGAGGTACGCTGGTCGTGCCTTATCTTCCGTTGATTCTTTTCTCGGCATCTGAGGTGCCTCTATTTCTGTGGGTCAGTTCTTACGCTGAGAACTTCTGCAAACGTAGGACTCTTTGGTGTCTCCTGTTTTACGGCTTGTACTGTAGGTGTGTTCAGCGCTGGAGGTTGTACCAACACAAACTCGACACCTGAGTGCTTCAACGCTGCTAAGTCTGCTTCTGCCGTTGCTGGTTTTCCATGCGTGAATAGCCAGATTGTTTCGGCTACCTTGGCTTTGGCCATTACCATTTTTGAGTCTGCAAGACCTGTCTTGTTGTCAAACCCGACCTCTATGTGCATGCAAGCTATGAGTTCTTCTAAGATAGCCATGTCTTCTGACACGCCATCGGTCTCACGTGCAAGCCTCTTCCGTCTTTTCTGGATGAACTCTGCTGTAGGAATGGGCGGTTTTACTTTCTTCTGAAATCTGCCGAGTGAGTCTTTTTCGACTTTGCGGTACGTCTGCACGCCATCCGCAGTGAGTGGATTTTTCACCACAAGCAAAGAAGTCCCTGCAGGATTTCCTACAGGGGCCTCTGGTTTCTTTTCTGAGTTTTCGTCCACAACTTCTCCCTTACGCCTTCTTTGCAACTGGCGTGAAGACTTTCCTGATGCCGTCAAACAGATAGTCGAGCTTGCTTAGTCCGTACTTCACCAGCATTGCATCAACAGCGGCCTGATACTCCTTGCCTTTGGCTTCGGTAATCTTCGAGAGACGTTGAATCTCCATGGTCGCCTTCAGGAATTCCACTTCGGCTTCCGCTAGGATCAACTTCTCTTCGGTTGTGATGGCGACGATGGCTTTCTTCACTTCTGGCACAACTACTGCCTTGACTTCCTCGGCAACCTTGACAACTTCTGCCTTGGCTTCCTCGGCTACCTTAACGACTTCTGCTTCTGCTGCTTTCAATTCGGTTTCCATTGCTGAGTCTCCTAGATTTGGTTTTTCTTGCTTGTATTTCCTGCGGCGTAAGAGCGTCGTCAAAGTTCGTCTCATGATACGGATCAAACAACGCAGCGAAAATGTCGTGCACTGGTACATTCACAACAACTCTCCAAGGCTCACCACGCCTTCGGCGTTTTTGAGCAAAGAAAAGCGAGGTCTGATGCTTACCACCTCAGGGTATTTAGAGCACAGAAAAGCCCCACTCAGTTAAGAGTGAGGCTTTGGGTCCGTAGTTCATCACCACGGAGATGTAAATAAGAGGAACATTTCCCGTTGCTCTCTGTTGCAACAGTAGGGCTTGAATTACGCGACGGGATACTGCATAGCCCCATAACCTCGGGTCCAAGGAATTACTGGTCTCTTGCGTCGTAGCGCTTAGCACCTAGCGCGTGAGTAGCCAGCGGGTGAGATTGAGTTGGCCTGGAGCAATCTCGTACTCCTCACGTAATTGCATGTGGGCTTCCGCCGTATGAGGCTGGGTTGTCCAACCTCCACTCCTGCAACCACTATGCACAGACGAGGGAGAATCGCTTCCCAAACTCTGCGACTATCGCTGCCGCCTAATTGGACTTATGCGTGCGAATCTTTTTCGTCATTGTGGGGACGCCCACTCACTACTTACGGGACGTTGCCTTCTTCAGCAGTGCTCATTACTGGATTACTAGCTGACGAAATCTTTGGTGGACAGAGCGAGACTCGAACTCGCAATCGCGGTGCAAGCGCAACGTTTTCCCATTGCTACTACCCGCCCACATTTACTTCTTGAATTCTCTTTTGAATCTTCCGATGTTCCAGTCGCACTTGCAACCGAACTCCATCTCGGCTTCGCATTCTATGCGCACCGTATCGGTGATGAAGGTTGTCTTCTGAAACTCTACCACCAAGGCATCTGCATCGAGTTGGCGTAGCTCCTCGTTCGTCTTGGCGAAGAGTGGTTCGTCTCCGTCTACGTCCATGATCATGGCACTCCTGTGAGGGCACAGGGGGCGTACGCCACCTAAGGCTACCCGACCCCTGTCCCGATGTTGCAGCTTCAAAGTCAGGTTTACGCTCTAAAGGCTACTGAATCTTCTATGGTGCAAACTTGGTACTACGCACAGTGGTGTGCTGTGCAACGGTTCTACAATGAACCAGATACGTAGGTCGGGCGCGTTGTTGAGCGCCCACACTGCTAAGTGCTGAAGACCCAAACTTTTGGCCTCGGCCCATTGCGCCGAAGGAGAACGGCGGGGCCGAGGCATGGTTGGGGAAAGGAACCACCATGAGGTAAAACAAGTATACCATGGCATACCTAGGATGTCAAGGAAAAAATCTACGTTTTCCCATAGGTACAGTAAGTCCTTTGTTTACACCACGGCAAAAATAGGTGTTGACTTTCTACGGAATGTGTGATAGCCTAGACAAGTCCTCCCCGCCATAAACAGTAAGACTATGGGGAAAACCTTGGTGAAAACTCTGTAAGTAACTGATTCGAATCTACTTATGTGTGAAAAAGGTACCCTGAGCATAGTGACAAGTTGTTGAAAAGAAAGGCTCTTACTGTATGAAACGAGAAAAACTAATCAAAATGCTGGCAATAAGGCACTAAACCTATGAAAACAAAGGTTCAAAGGGACATTACAAGCAAGAAGCGCCAGAAGGTGTGCGAGGAAATGGTGGTTTGGGCGCAGAAAGTGAAGGACTTACGGACACATCCTGAGCGACGTGTAGAACTCGGCTTCGCCAAAGCCCAGCTAAAGCGGTGCCGCGATGCCCTTCAAGTCCTGAACATGGGTGAGCACAAACAGAGAGTTTGGGCAAACGCTGGCCGAGCACTTGGTAAGCTGTTCGGCTCAGGAGACCTTGGGTGGACACAAAAGTAACCTGAGACCCCAGGGGTCGCACGTCCCACTCTCTCACACTCCCCTTGCATTGTCAATAGCACTTTGACTTCTTCGAAGAAAGCTGATACAATCTAAAGATGGCAGAGAACACGCAACAACTGCGCCCACTCGTTTTCAGCGAGTTGAAACCACCGATGAAAATCACGTTGGTGAACGACGGCGTAAGCCTGAAGAAACTTTCAGACTACTTGGAACGAAAAGCACAGGACCCTAGCCCTGCCGTAGGT